TTACCCATAACTGGATTTAATTCAACAGCACCACCTTGATTCATACTGTATTGATTAGCAAGTGCTTGGTCCGTGTTACCTGTATACAAAGACGCAGCTGCATTTGAATTCATAACGTTGCTTCCTGTTATAGCAGATCCAGTGCTACCTCCACCACTTGTATAAGCAGCGGTGCCATCTTGATAGGTGTTTTGTTCTGGTGTTATGGATTCTTTTATTGTTTCTGTTACAGGTTGTCTAAGAGGTGCAGGTATTGCATCTACAGCATTTCCTACGCCTTGTAGTATACCTGGTATAGCCTCACTAACATTTTGTTGCATATCTTTCATTGCATTGTTATTTAAATTCATCATGTTTCTTTTACGATTAGCTGATTCCATGTCTTTTACTGTAGCATACCATTCTTCATATTCATCTGGCATTTCTTGAATTAATCGTTCCAAGTTTCTTGTTCGAAGAACTAAAGGTAATGTATCATCCATAGCGTTTTTCCAGTTACGCATACGAATACGGTTAGTTACAATCTTACCTAGATAACGAAAGCCAAAGAAAGGTGCCATCGCTAAGATAGGTGCCACTGCTCCTGCTGCTGTGGATGTACCATAAGCAGTTAACATACCTGCAGCTGGTGAACTAGACTTCATTGCACCTACAGGTCCTTGAAGGACAGTTGAACGTGCAAGGAATGTACTTTGATTAGGCATACCATATTTAAAGATACGATCTAATACTAAATTTAAATCTTCAAAATCTTTATACGTAGGAAGACTACTTGTTACAGCTTTTACTTCTGACCTTGGAATATTACTTGGAATCTTACCCCATAAATCTTCATACCAGTTTTCCCATCTGTTTTTTGCTCCATTAAATATTTTATATTCTGGAATAGTTGGGCCAGGTAAAGCTTTTTTAAATAACTCTTGAATAGGAGAGCCACTTTTACCGATACCCATGCCAGCTGCTAATAAATCTGGATTTATATATTGAATACCTTCTACGTCAGAGACAGATTTTTTTATAATATTTGTTATGTAATGACCTAAACCAGAATTGTATGCTTGTTCTCCTACAATATTTTTTAAAGCTAAAAGATTATCTGGAACAAATGCACCAGTGTCAGTTGATTTGGCTAAAACATTCCATAAATTTTTACTAGCATTAGCTGGGCTTTCCCCTACTGCTACATTAAAACCAAAACGTTTTACATTTGCTAAATTTTTTCCGACATTTGTACCAAACAAAAGCATACCATTTGATAGGAATTGCTCATACTCTGCCCAAAGTTTTGACACATTAGCATAAGGTGTTTTTGCTAGGCTACCCACATCTGTTTCAAATGCTTTGTATAATAAATTAATATCATCACCCATGGTTCCTATGTCAGGACTCTTTGCCCAATTTTGATAGTTACTATCTAATGTTTTTTTCAGTGCATACATGTCACCAATTTTTATTTTATTTTGTGCTAATAATTGTGTGCCTGGGACAAAGTTTTCTGGTGCTTGTAAGATTTCTTTGTTTAAAAATCTAGCAAACGCTCCATACTTTCTTTGTTCATCCATTCCCATTTTACTATAACGAAATAAAATTTCTTTAGCTGTGTTAACTGATTGAGTTTTATCTACAATAGCACCTGCACTTTTTGCTGCTTGTAAAATTTCTTTATCATATTTAACTGCTTGTTCTCTAAATCCTTTAGCTGTTTTTCCTGCTAACTTAATGTAATCAACACCCATGTCAGCTGTTGTAATGTAAGGAGCAAATCTTCCGAGCATTTCCATGGCTCTTACTTTTTGAGCTTCACCGGCTACTTGTATGCCGGCTCTAATAGGACCACCAAATGCAGGTACACGTTGAAACGCATTTACAAACGCTCCAATGTATGGACGACCAGCTACGGAGAAACGAGGAAGGGTAGTTCCAGCTATTTCATCTAACGGTGTATCTCCTGGAACAAAAGATTTACTTTTATTATTTGCAGGGCCTAACCAATTAAATGCTTTACTGTTTATGATATGACTAAATGCTTTACCAATAACTGGTATGTTCATTTGTACTTCTTCTTTAGCAGGAATAGATTTTATATTTCCAAACGGAAGTAATGCACGTCCACCGACACCAACTACCATGGGATCTTTAGGATCAAATTTCATTAAACGTTGTTCAGCTGCTACAATTTCTTGTGGCGTTGGAGAACCAAAATCTTTAAACATTTCTTTAGCTATTGGATCTTCCATTTCTTTACCAAAAACTTTTGAAGATGGAGAAACTGCTTTTAAACCAGCCAAAGAACCACCTATTGCTTTTAAACCTAGATACAAAGGACGTATACCAAAGAAAGCAGTACTAATTCCTGCATCAAATAATCCCTCATCAATAGCTGCTTGTGTTCTTTCTCCTAACTTAGGTCTATTAATTCCTTCTGCACCAAATGTTAAAGCACGCGGTGCTTGTGCTAATACCATATCAACAGGTCTTAAAGCTTTATCTAAAAGCGTATTCATTTCTGCATCTACAGCACCACTTCTTTCCTCAGGTTCCATTGCAAGATATGCTTTTGCTTTTCCTGCACGGTCCATTGTATCAAGCACTGTTTCATAACCAAAGTCAGCTGCAGCTACAGCTGCACCTCCATATATAATACTACTCAATGCACGTGTTGCCCATCCACCTTTACCTTTGACAAAACCTTTAGCCATGCCTTCAGCTACTTTTTTAACTAAACCAAATCCAGGTTTAGTCATGTTAAATCCTTTAACAGCACCTACTGTTCCTATAACTCCTTCGCCAAGAGCATTTATCATTGGATAAGGATTAGGTTGATTAGTAAACAAACCAAACTCATCATACTGACTGTATGTTTCTGGTCCTACAGGTAAAAAATCACCATCGGTAAAACCTGCAGCTGAAAATATTTCATTCTTAGCTTGCATTGCCATTTGATGATATTTTTCATCACCTGTTTCTTTAAAACGTTTATCTGCTTTATCAAATATTGTTGCTAGTTGTGATCGTACTTGTTCCTTACGTGCCGTGTAAGCTTGCGACTCCATAACTTTAGCTTCATAAATCTTTTTTTGTTCTTCATTTTGTAACCATTGATTTTTTTTACCAAAAGGTTGGCCTGGCATTATAGCATTACCTATAATTTGAAAAGGCGCTAAAGGTAAATCAGTTGCGTATTTTTGATTGCCTTGAATTATATCTTGTGATTCTGTAATAGGAATACCAGTCTCAGATGTAGTTGTAAATTTTGTATCTGTCGGACCTTGTCCGCTTGGCATATTACCAAAAACACTTTCTTGATATTTTTTTATTCTTTTATTATCTGCTTCAGCCATTACTCATCAAATATGTTATTCCATTTATCAAACACACTTTCTGTGTTTTGATTTGTTTGAAGATTATCTTGATACACTACTGCACCGTTACCACCATTCCAATCAGGATATTGTGGAACGTTAACACCTTCAATATTGTAACCAGCAACTGAGTATGCTGGATCATTAGCTCTTAAATTATAATAAGAATTATAAAAGTTTTCTATACCAGGAATTTCAAATGCTCCTGGTGATACAATTTGAGAAGCATTGGTTTTTTGTGCATCGCTTGACACATACCCAGCTAAGTTTAATGCTTGGCTCATGTTAGTATATAATTCATTATAGATACTTACGTATTTACCAATAACATATTCAGGCATGTTGGATTTACCCATCAAAGATGTCATAGATGTTTCTTCAAATGATCTTCGAAGAACGTCTGCTAACATACGACCTGTTGGCTGTCTGTTTCTTGCCAACATTAAACCTAAAGTTGTTTCAAAGATTTCTAATTGACCTTTACGTGGATCAAATAAAACTTTTTCTAAATTAGATCTTGTTAAATATTCTGCTCCTCGCACACCATACTTACCACCTGTATCTACAAAGACTGGTTGCTCACCTAGACCTGGTATCTCTACAAAAGCACCATCAGTTGGTGCTTCTAATACAGCAAATGACATACCATCACCTACTTGATCGTAAGCTTGTCCATTAGGGCCACTACCTAGTACTTGGCTATAAAATTTACCAAGTTCACTATTACGATTAACTTGGAATGATTCATCTCCAAGTTGTGTAATAGAATTTTCTCCAAACCCTGCTTTTAATCCCTTAACAGCTTCACTTGCTAAGAAAGCAGTAGGACCTACGTTTCTTCCTAGAAATCCTTTGTAACCAATTAAACTGTCACGGTTTTCAATCATCATTGGCATAATCATTTGTGCCATTGGTATCAACCCACGTCTAGTATAGTCAGCAAATTTAATCATTGAATCTTTACCAGCTTTTGACATTAACATTGCCCCACCTTCTTGTGTTCCACTTACTCCAAAAAGACCTGGGCCCGTAGCGCTTGATGGTTGGAATGTATAACGAGGAAAACCAAGTGCATTGTTTTGATCTAAGAACCAATTTGTTTCATCACTGTTAGCACGGAACTGGCTTACTAATTTTCTGTCAGTAACAATAGGTGTACCTGTTAATTGATCATACATAACCTCACCATTTTCACCACGCTTGTATTCATTTTGCCACACAGCAGTAAAGTCACCACTACGATCATCATCTTCATTTAAATCTTCCATGTACAATTGCATAGCTGCTTGACCTATTTCACGTTCTGCTTTACCTTGCTCTGCTCCCATTTGAAATAACATAGGGGCTGTTGCCATGGCTGTTTGTCCAATGATTTCTGTAAACCCTGCCATGCCTGGGTCTTTAGATTTCCCTGCCATTAACATGCCACCAATATTCATCAGCAATGCTTGCTTCTGCATCTGTGCACTTTGATCTCCACTGCCTACAAATTGACGAACAATATCTTTGTACGCTTTAACACGTGTTACCGCATCACTTTCAATAGTATCAGTACCTGCACTATTTGTTGCATTAACCGTTGCTGAATTAGTAGAAGCAGTGTTGGTTCCTGTGCCATCATACTGCTCATTAAAATCTTTTTCTAAATTATCTAATTTTTTATTAGGGTTTTCTTTTAGAATTTCCGTTGTATTAATAATCTCTGGTTTTTTAACTGAGTTAAATTCGTTCCATGGTCCAGGACCAGCTTCAGCTTTATTTGGTGTTTCTATTTTTGTAGATTCTTGTACTCTTTCTGGAAGTAACCCTGATATTTCATCATATGCCATAAAAGGTAATGATGTAGCTGCAGCTGTACGTACAATTCCTTGTTTGTTAGATGCTGCATCTAAGTAATTTTTAACGTAAGGATTTTTAAATGCTTCTCTTGCTGAATCATTAAAATTTTCAAACACACGTGGTGTTCCTTTACCATACTGTGATCGTAAAGCGTTGTAGCCAACTTTAAAAAGAGGTCGTAGGTACGAAACCATTTAAACTCCTATGTGTTTTGATAACCCGATGCTATTCCTGCGCCAAAAATACCTGCACCCAATGCTTGGGATAAAGGATTTGTTACGGGAGCAGTTCCCATCGTAGTTGTCATTTGCCCAGATGGTACTCCTCTAAATATGTCACTCATAAATCCAAATCGTTGATATGGATCTTGTCTATTCTGTAAGTAAGCTTGGTAGTTAGCATCTAGTCCTTGTTGTGTGTTCTGTTGCATAACAGATCCTGCGCCCATCAATGATGCCACGTCTTGTTGTTGCATTTGCTGTGTTTGTCCAGCCATGTTTCCATACATTTGTGCACCAGCACCATAACGTGTCATTTGATTTTCAAAATCTCCTCTCGCCATGTTCATTGCATTTCCATAACCGGAAGCTAATGACTCCCCAATAGCTTGTGACTTTCCTCCTAATAATTCTGCATTCATAATTCCTGTACCTGAACCGCCAAACGCTCCTTGTGAAGCAGCACCCATGTTAGCTTGGTTTATAGCTTTATCATATTGATCTGATATTCCTTGTGTTACATAATCTTGAAAAGGGTTTAAATAATCTTCATAAGATGACGGATCAAATGTTGCATTAACCATACTATCAGTAGCAGATTCTGCTTTGTCCATCATTGGTTGATAAGCACCAATACCAGACTGTGCCATCTGTAATGCTTTAACTTGCTCTGGATTAAATCCAGCTATTGATTGTGGTGTAATTGGTCCTTGGCCACCAAATTGATTTTGACCAAACTTGACTGCTTGGTCCATGAGCCAAAGATACTTAGCCTCCATTTCTGGAGACATGCTACTTTGCTGTGTGTTTACATCAAAACCTGAAGGATAATCTGACTCTGCCATTATACCATCATCCTTGCTTCTTCAATTGTTTCTGATTCAGGATCTAATTTATTCATCATTGAATATAATCCTGCATGTCCACCTGGAAAGTTTTTAGCTGCCTTTTCTGTAATAACAAATTCATCATTAGATAATGCTACTGGACGAACGTCATCAGATTTACCTGTACCAGGTCCTACTACTTTCCCACCTGCAATATAGCTATCTCTATATGCTGGTGAACCACCTTTATTAAATTCTATATCACCATAGTCTCCTGCTGATGTAGTAGTGTAATAAGGGTTACGGTAACCATCTTTAAATATTTCTTTAGCTTCTTCATATGGAATACCATATTGAAAAGCCATTCTTTTAATTTGTTGTTCTTTAAATTTTTCCCATTTTCTTGCTTCACTCATACGACCACCATATAGTCCTGCTACTTGCGGTACTAAAGTTGCCATAATGTCTACATTTTCTAATCCTAGTCCTGGGATTAATCCTGCTAGTCCTGGATTTTCTGATAATTGTTTTGCCATAGCTGAACCATCTCTACCAAAATATTGCATTGCATCTATGTCTATGTTTCTTGGTGCACCAAAAGAAGTTGATACTTGCGGAGGACCCATTGCAGGTACTTCCATGCTTTGTAAAGATCTTGGAACATTCATACTATCAAAATTTGCTTTATCATATATTGTATTTGTGGGATCAGTGAAAGTTTTAGTCATTGCACCCGGTATTTCATAACCCGTGCTAGGATTTACTTTTCCTGTAAGTATATCCAAGTAACTTAATTTATCTTCACCACCTAATAAATTTTTTTCATTAAAAGATTTAGCCATGTTGTTTGCTTTCATAAAAGAAAACGGTACTGACGATGCGGCTGCATACAAAGCTGCCTTTTCAGGATTTTCTGATCCTGTTAATGTAGCTATACCATAGTTCATTGCTGCGTTTTTAGCAGCGTTTGTCACAAGTGGTGACTTAGTTGCAGCTGATCCAATTTTTCCAAGCATTGGATATTTTTCTAATAGACTTCCTAAAAATCCACTACCACCTGCTCCTGATGACATTGCACTCATGGCAAATGGTGAAGCAATTGCTAAAGTTGCAATTCCTGCTGGGCTATTTATAAAATCTCTAGCCCCTCTAAATACATTCTTAAATGCTTTGTCTAAAAATCCCATTATACTAAACTAGGATACATCATCTCTAGGTCTCCTTGTAATAATTCTATTAAGTCGTCATCTCCTGCATCTTGAGCATCCATTAACATCTGAATTAAATTCACTGGAGAATAAGAATCTGCTGTTTCAATATAGTCATCCGGATTACCACCTGCGCCCATGATTTGTTGAATAACTCTCCAGTCCGATGGATCTACATTTGCATCATAATACATACCTAAGCCTTGATTCATAGGTTGTCTATCAAAAACTTTATAGTCGTCACGTGGTGCACTAGGATTTAATGCAGGATTTACTCCCTCATATCTAAAGTCACCTTGAACTGCACCAGGATTGGATTCATAAACAAATGATGGGTTTCCATCACTATAAGGATTCATTGGATTATAAGTTGGCATTCCAGAATAAGTTGTGTTGTTATCAGCAGCACTCATTATTCCTGAATTCATATTCGCGATATAATTTTCTCTGTTTGTATTTAGATAATCGTAACCTGGCATTAAACTTCTCCTACAACTCCCTCTAATATTTTGTGGATAGCGACACTAACTTTTACATCCTGTCTGATGTGGTGTGACTGTGTGTCGGTTGCAGGGTCAGCAACATCGGCATCAGCTTCTTCTGCTGAACCGTACTCTTTACCTGTTAGCGTGTTGGTAATAGTTATTTCTGCAGGGACCACAACCTTAGGAACTTGTTCCCCGTTGATCTCTACATATTCTATTACACTATCGTCTTTTATAGGCATATTTACTCCTTATATCAAGTATTATTTGTTATTTCAAGCACCGAAAGCACTACATGTAGCCTATCTGCATGTCCTGGTGTAACAGTAATTATCTCTCCTTGCTGTCCAACAAGAGGTTCAGTCAATAATTCTACAGGAACCGCGGCTCCTACCACTATATCTTTACCTAAACTAAACACTGCACTTGCTGAATCTGTAATAGTGGCTGTAATTGTGCTGCCAGAACCTGAATCATCACTGACTCTTATAGATTTAATTATAGCCTGTACCTTATCTGGCACTGTATATAATACTACAGGATTGGTATTTGTAGCTAAATCTTTTTTAGCGTTTGTATATACGTTACCCATTAAACCACGCAAACGCTTCATCATCATTACGCAACGTTTCCGGTGTGTAAGTACTGTTAAGCAATGTTATTAATTGATCCAATGATTGAATCATTTGGTTAAGTTGTCTTTCATCATAATCAACTTGGGCTTGTGGTAAACGTGGAATATTTATTTTTGCCATTATCGTCTTCCGTCTGGATGTACGTCAGCACGGTATGTGCCGTAACGCCATGTTGAATCTAATGTACTACTTTCAATACGTACCGCAGCTTGCCTACCACGTGCACGTGTGTCTACAAATTCAGTAGTAGTTGCCACCTCATGTGGTCCATTAGTAATTTGTTCTGATGTTGGATATAATCTAAATTTTAAAGATACATCTACAGTGCCCGCTAAGTTTTTAAAGTCAGGAATAAACCGTCTAATAGACATTAAGTTTTCTCCTGCTTGCGGTATAACAAAACTTCCAGACTCTATAAAAGAAGTCATGGCAGCACCATCCGCATTAACACCATTTTCCTGTGCATACATAAAAGTTCTTCCGGCAGTTAATCCATTAATAGTTGTAATGGTAGAAGAAGTATCAGACGCTTCATAACTTGTTGCATAAGGAAAATTATATACACCTTTATCAGCCCAAGACGTACGGTCTAATGTTCCAACACTCCAAACTTTTTCTTCATAATTATATGTAACACATCTATCTATTTGTGAAGATCCATTAGAACAATAAAACCATGTAACTTCGTTAAATTCACTGTTAGCAGCAGCAAAAGTATCTTTTTGTGATGCTTCGTCAATATCACCAAATACATAATCTTCTACAGAGCAAGGAATTTTACTAACCTTACCATCAAATCCAAAGAAAGAATCACGTCCCATCCAATAAGCAGTTCCATTAACATCTATAGCTGCATGCAATCCAGCTGATCCACACTTAGCACCTAGTTGTGTAAAACCAAAAACTAATGGTGCGCCAATTAATTGCATTTGATATAAAGCTGTGTCTGACCAAATTAAAACAGCACCACGTGAACGTGCTGCACTTACTAATCTACTTCCGTCTGTGAGTCTTTGAAAACCAGCAGTGTTTGTAGAGGTAGGAACCCATATATTAGGGTTATTTTGTGAGCTCCATCTAATAAACATGTCATCTTGACTAGATGTAGTTCCAATTGTTTCTTCCGTACCAAAACATATAACAAAACGATCTGTACCAGAAACTAAAATAAACCTACTTCGTGTTGGTGCATTCGTAACTGTGGATTTTACTGCTGGAACAGTTACACCACCTGATGTATCCCAGTAAAAAAGTCCACCATTAAATTGTTGACATAAAACATCTTCTCCCCAGTTATCAAAAGACCATTTACCTGAATCTAGTTGAACCGCATCAGCACCTGTAATACCTGCACGTGATGTGCCCCATGTAGATAGCCCCCATGTTCCTGTACCCCATCCGTATCCGGCTACGGACACAGCAGGTTTTGTATTAATTTCATATGAAGCATTTGTTCCACTAACACTTACAGCGCCCGCAGAAGTAGCTGTACCTGTTGTGGTAATAATATATTGTGAGGTAGAAAGAACTTCTATAATTTCAAATTCACCTAATAATTGTGTTTGTGTTATACCATTTACTGCGCCAGGTGTTCCAGAAATAGTAACAAAGTCCCCTGTAATAGCACCGTGTGATACGTCAGTGATAGTTACATTAGATTCTGTACCTGCTGTGGTGTTAGTAGTAATAACAGTGATAGCATTAGTCGCTGATCTTATCGGTGTAATATCGGACCATGCACCATCAGCATAGACATATACTTTTTTATTAGTTCCTATGATAGTATATTGATCACCATCATTATCAAACCAAGTAAGAATTCCCCTTGTAGCTCCTACAAGTGCGTCTGTTGTAACCTTAACCCAACCACCTATTTTTTCTGGGAGTCCATACCGAAAACGCATGTTGTCTGAATCAAACCATTTACCTTCTGCACCATATTCAGTATCCTGTTTGTCTACTCCTGGTTGAAAAGGCATTTTAACAAGTGGCATTTAAACTCCTATACAGCTGAATCGTAAAATCTAAGCCATTTAACGGAACCATTAACATTAATCATAATAGCTCCTCCTTTTGCTCCAGCTTCCGCCGTAGAAGAAGATATGCTTCTAGAACTATCACCAGCTGATGTTCCTTCAAAATGAATAAAGTCTTGATCAACTTTATCTTGGTCCAAGCTTAAACATGAAATAGCTGCTGAAGCATCATTTTGATTAATTTCTAATTTAGCATTGGTTGGTACGTTTACTCCTATACCTACACGATCAGTGCTACCATAAGTAACTAAAAGATTAGGGTCATTATCTCCTTCAAATCTAGCATCTAGTAAAGCACCTGTTTCATTAAAAGTAAAATTACCTCCATCTATTTCTACATTTCCGGTAGCTGTTAAAGTTGATGCAGTAAGTAATCCTGTAACACCTAACGTAGATGATAAAGTAGCCGCACCTGTTGCTCTAAAAGTTCCTGCAACGTCTAATTGGGTTGTTGGGGAAGCTGTGTTAATTCCTACACGGTCTGTGCTTGCATCCGTAAATAATAAATTTGCCTGTGTATCACCAGCAAAGACAGCATCTTTGTCAGCTAAACTTGAGTTAAAAGAAAAAGAACCTCCGTTTAAAGTAACATCACCTGTTGCTTGCAATGTTCCATTAGCTTTAATATTTCCAGCGTCTGATAAAACATCAAAAGCAGTAGAGCCATCAGTATAAATTAAATGTTTAGACCCTGCAACAAGATCAACAGCTGTGCCTCCTGCAGGTCCAAAACTTAGTGTGTATCCATTTTTAGTTGTAGCGTCATCAATAATATACCAGTTAGCTGTAGCTTCACATGTTACTGTCACATTTGTAGACATCGAACCTGTAAATTTTAAAGCTGCGTTAGGTTGTTGTACACCACTTCCTGTGCCACCACTTGCTACTGTTAATGCTTGAGTAGAAGCACCACCAATAGCTACTGCAATGTAACCTTTTAATGCTTGTTCTAATTTTTGTAAATTTTCGTTTGTTATATTACCCCAGGTTCCAGAATTAGATCCTGTAGTCATCAAGTTTAAATTTAATATAGGTGAATCTGCCATCTTATTTTTATCCTGTTGGTACTACAGTCCAGATGTCTGTGTTAGAATCATCCACACCGTTCCATATTGTTAATTTTGGTACACCTGTTGCAAAAGTAGATCTTACACCTTCTAATGTAACGGTAGCTGTACCAGTTACAACTACTGATCCTTGCGCAAAAGTTGCACGAACACCAGTAACGTCATACTTAGATTCTATTGTAACACTTCCTGTGCTAAATGTCGAGCGTACACCTACTAAAGTAAAGTTAGAATCACCTGTAACAGTAGTATTTCCAACAGCAAAAGTAGCACGAACCCCAGTTGGTATAAAGTTAGAATCACCTGTAACAGCAAGTGAGCCTACCCCAAAAGTAGCACGAACCCCAGTTACATCATCAATAACACTGTTTCCAGTTACAGTAACAGTACCTAAACCAAAGGTTGCACGTACCCCTGTAGGTACAACAATTATGCTACCAAATGATGATTGACCCTGGGCAAAAGTTTCGGTCGCATATGCTGCTGCGCCGTAGAACATTAGAGTTTATCGTATTCAGTCTTAAATAAAGACCAAGTAATTTCACTATGAGGACAAGTAGTTGTTTCTATTGCAAGACCAACACTATCTTCTCCAGTTGTCCATTTTATATTATTAAATAATTCTTCTGTTACTGGAACATCTCCTGTGTATGAATATTGCACACCAGATTTTAAAGTATTAATTGCACTTTGAAATTTTTCGTTATCTGTCATTATACAGTTACCTCTTGTAAAATTATAGTTGAATTACTTCCCATGTAAGCACCAAATAAAAGTTGATTACCTGTATTACTTTTTATAACTACACGGTACCTTACAACTGAAGTTGTGGCTGGAGAATCCATGTACACGAAACCTGTGCTTGTTACTATTCTTGATCCTACACCATAAGAAGCCATAGCTTGAGAATTACCTCCTATAACTACGTTATTGGCACCACCTATTTCTCTCCATAATCCTACCTCACCTTGCCTTCCAGCAGCTTCGTTATCAGTATTAGTAGAACAATGAATTATAATTTTACTACTTGATGAAGTTGGTGTGATAGATAAGTCTAATGCAGTAGCTGTGTAACTACTTGATGAAGTTGCAGTAGAAGCAGTAGAAGCTAAATTTTTTATTTGTAAAACTTTACCAGCATTATCTGCAGCACTTGCAAGTGTAGTTGTTCCTGTAAACTTTAAGAACTGGTCTGTTGTACCAGAAGCTAGGCCAGTGCCACCGTTAGGAACAGGTAAAGTACCCGTCACATTAGAAGCTGCATTAACAAACGTTGTTGCTGTTGAGCCAGTACCACCATTACCCGTGGGTAGTGTGCCTGTAACTTCGGTGCTTAAATTTATTGTATCGCCTAAAGCTGCGAGGTTGATTGTTGTTAATGTCATATATTATCCTATTAGTTTATGTCCTGCAAAAAATGTTGTGTAACTATCCCCATGTAAAAAAGCTGATGAAGTTCCATTATTATTTATTTTAACCCACATTTCAATATAATCGGCTACTGCCAAGTCTAGTGTAGTTGTGTAACGATTTGTTATATTAGTATCAGCAGATTGTTCATAGCCATTTGTAACTAAAGACTCGGTTCCTATATAAGAACCATTCTTTTTTAAGTAAACTACCATTTGATAATGTTTTAAAATTCCCATTGGACCTTGAAATGTAAAACAATATTTTCCTGCTTGCCCACTTGGTACAGTAAATCTATGATTAGTTGATGCGTCATATGCATTATCAGTATCATATACTTCAGTAGCAAAAGGTATTTTAGTAAAAGTGTTATCACTAATACTTACATTTGTTGTTAAAGCTACAAAGAAAGCAGGAGTATTAGTTAATCCTGCAGCAGCAAGAGTAGCTGCACCCGTGCCACCGTTAGCTATAGGTAATGTGCCAGTAGCTGTAGATACATTTGGTGCAACTGCAGGTAAATTACTTGTGAACGTACCTGAGCCATTACTCGAGATTATGGTGTTACCACCAATATCGGTAATTTTATCTACTTGTATTGTACTCGCCATTTATTTATCCTTTAGGGTTTGCATCTTTGATCCCTTGAATACGTGTTTTCCACGCGTCAATATCCTTAAATATCTCATCAAGCTGATCGCCAATATCACCATAAAGCTCTCTTCTTGTACCTCTTACAGTATTGTTTGTCTCTTCAGTAGTTGCTGCCGCATCATAAGTTGCTAAGTCTGCGTCAGTTGGCTGTGCCAATCCTGTTACGTTCCATTCTTTTATGTACGGGCCATTACCGTCAGAGTCATCCTGTAAAATTACATCTTTATTGAAATCAATAGTTTTACTATTTGCTTCCGCATAAAGTTTAATCTTAGTTGATAGCTGTGCCATATAGACCTCCTTTTAAAATCGTTGTTAATGTCATTATTTTAATCTCCAAATATTTAAAAATGTACCTTTATTATCAAAGTTAATATTTGCATTAGATCCCTTGTTATGAAATGTATATAATTCTATTGTATCACTTGCTGCTAAAGGAACGACTACTGCTGATATAGGAAATGTATATGCCACAGCATAGTCTGTCGTCTGTGCACCTCTTAAAAATAAACTTCCATTTTTATATATATAAACTTGCCATTGAACATTTGCACCTGTTTCACCATTTTCATAAACTTGCGCAGATAGTAAATAATCACCAGCATTAGTAGCTGTATATGTGGAACTAGCAAATTCTCCATTTGAATCAGTATATTCATTAGGTAATAAAACTTTAGTATTAGTACCAGTAGCTATAGTTTGCGTTGCATTTGAATACGCTGAAGCACCGTATGTTGAAAAACCTGCTGTTGCATATGTTTGGTCTCCTCTTAAGAATGTAGAAGATGACGCTGTGCCTGAACCAAGTCTAGCTGTAGCAATAGTTCCTGAATCAATAGCTGAAGCTGCAACGCCACTTGTTGGTGCTGGCACTCCTGTCATAGTTCCTGCGTTTGCTAATGTAACGCCTGACGGTATGTTTACCGTATCGCCTGATGTACCAAGTGTTAACGAGGTACCTGTTTTTGGATCTACCTGGTCTACAAATATTTTACTCATGGTTTACTCCATCTATCTTTAATTGTTTTAATAGAAGTATAAAAACTTCCAGTTTTATCTAATTTACCTTCGTCTATATCGTGCCACAGTTTATCAAGCTGTTCGCCTATTTCAGCGTAACCTTCTTGTCTGACGATATTTTCTCTTTTACCTGTTGTTGAATTATAAGATGAAGTAATTTTTCCTTCTACTCTTTTCTTTACATAATTATTATTAGCTTCATGTGAAGTATTCCATTCATTAGCTATTGTTGTTTTTTCAGCATCAGTTAAATTTTCTGTGCCAACACCTTGAACATCATCTTTATCAAAAGGATAATGTATTCTATATCTTCCATTAATTGTACTATTACTCATGATTGTGCCAATCCATATGCTCTTAATTTATAATTACCTAAACCCCCAGAATTAGCTATAATAGTAAAACCTGTCATAGCACCTGTGCTATTTTGATTTGTTCCCGCACCCACACCACCTGTTGCATATCCATAGTCATTTACTCCAGTGTACATAGATTGAGTAGTGTACCAATTACCAGTATCACCAGTAGGATTTGTATATTCAAACCAACCAGACATGCTTTCACCTGTACCATTTCCACAACCATACCAAATTCTTAAATCGGAATCTCCATTAGAGTAGTTACTTGTTGGACTACCAGCGTTACTAGTTTGTCTTGTTACATTCCATTTATAATCTGCTGTTCTTGTAACCCCACCTAGTTTAAATTGTATTTCTAAATTTATACCATCACTTTGTGGCTCCCAATCTAAAATGTAAATTCTATAAAAATTATAAGTAGAAGAAAACATATTAGAATCTGTATATGCATTAGTATTACTACCCATGCCAGAAACATCATCTGAATAAATTAAGTTCCAAGCACCACCAGCTGCTGCCCAGGCACCATCTCCACGCCAGAATGTGCTTGAAGAAGCTGATGATCCACCGTTAAGATTTGCTACGGGTAGGTTACCTGTAATGTTTGTTGCTGCGTTGACAAAGGTTGTTGATGATGAACCTGTGCCACCACGTGCAATTGGTAATGTTCCAGCTGTAATTGCTGAAGCATTCATTGTTCCACTATTTGTTAATGTTACACCGGATGGTATATTGAACGTATCGCCTGAGTCTCCTAATTGAACAGAAGTACCTGTTGATGGTGATAATTTATTTGCTAATATTTCACTCATTATACTACCGTAAAGGTTGATCCCGAAGGAATTGTTAAAGTACCAGTAATAGTTATTGGCCCAGCGGCCATGCCATTACTAGCAGAACTTATTGTTATATCTGAGTATGTTTTAGGGTTTTCTGCGTAAAAAGTCGAGGACAATTTTGCTGCAGATATGGTCCCATCTGAAGGGGTACCCACATCAACATCTTCACCCATCGCAACAATAAAGTCAATATTTGCTGCCGCTACAGATACTCCTAAGAAGTCTATCGTAGCCCCTGAAATTGTATACGCTGTTGTAGGTGCTTGTATAATTCCTCCAACTGACACGATTAAATTTTGCGCAGCTGATGGATGGTAATCCACAGAAGCATTCTGTAAGGTATATGTTGTCGCCGGCGTTGAACCAGTTGGCGTCAATATCTTTCTATCCCCTATACTTAAATCGCGTCCTACGTATGGCATTAAACTTCTCTTGGATTAGTTGGCCATGTTACATTGTTAGCTTTATCTAACGTGTCTAAGCCATTTGTTATATCGCGTAAATCTTGTCTATATTTTTTATCGGCATCTGTCATTGTAATATCTGACGATGCCCACCAATCTGTTTTTTTAATTAAAAAATTTCTATTACTTCTAATATTTTCCATTTTCATACTTAAAGTTATTTCAGGTTTTGAAAATGTTGAACCATTATAATCATATCCAATTTCTACAGTGTTATCACAATCTACCCATGTTAAACTTGAATGAACTTTAAATTCTACTTCTTTTAAATCTACAACTTTATTATTTAAAATTAATGCTTTCATTATTTATATTCCTCAACTACTACTAGACCAGCGCCACCAGCACCGCCAGCACCGCCATTATTACTAGCTTGGCCACCGCCGCCACCGCCTTGATAACCTGCACCTGCCCAGTGATGAGTACCATCATCATTTGAAGGACGACCACCGCCACCCATATAACTATTACCCCCAGTTCCACCTTCTTCTCCGTTTGCGCCTTGGCCATTTAAATTAATATCTCCTCCAGAACCTACTCCTCCGTTACCAGGATAAAATGAACCTCCTGTTCCTGATTGAATACCACCGCCACCACCAGTAGCTGTACAATATGATCCAAAAGAAGATGTTGAACCAGTTGCACCACTGGTACTACCTGCAGCTCCACCGGCTCCAACAGTAACTGTAACACTTGAAACAGAAGATACATCTATAATTTCTATAGCAGTTCCACCAGCGCCACCGCCACCACCTCTAGTGTTAGTAGCAGTGAAAGCACCGCCACCTCCACCTATTACAGTGACTTTTACTTTAGTAATTCCAGTAGGTTTTGTCCATGTTCCGCTAGAAGTAAAAACTTGTTGTGAAGCTAATCCTGAATCTGCTACTACAGCCGCACTTGCTACTGTTGTACTTCCTGTAAACTTTAAGAATTGATCTGTTGTACCAGACGTTAATCCTGTGCCTCCACTACCAACAGGCAACGTTCCCGTTACACCTGAAGCTAGGTTAGTAGCTGGTATTGATGTGCCACCAGTTCCACCATTTGCTAATGGGGTAACACCGGTTATCATTTTGCTCACATCTATTTTACTTAGTGCCATTATCTATCTTTTCCTAGTTTGTTATCGTTTTCAACTTTTGTTTGCCAAGATGCTTTTAATTCATCTGTCCAATACAAAGTTGCTAAATCTTTTATTTCTTGTTCTTCTTCAGAAACATCTGCATCTGGTTGAAAAGAATTTCTCCATCTTTTTCTCATAGTTTCAACACCATCTTTTTTATAAATAATATCATAAGCAACTTGAATAATTTTATAATCACTTACAATTTCTGTTTTAACTAATTTTTTTTCTTCTGTTATTGCCATTTAATTAAACCTTATATGTTATGCACCCATAAAAATATGGATTGTTTACTTGTCCTGCACTTGGAGTGCCATAAACTACTGCTGTAGTTGAATTACCATTCATATAACAATAACCTAAATGTCCTGTTTGACCATACTCACGAACTGTACCTACTGCAGGTTGTGCTGAATTAGTAGTAAAAGGCATGTTTGTTATTTGATAAGAACCACTTGTACCTGTTACACTAAATAAACCTGTGATAAATTGTACAGTAACTAAATCACCAATTTTTGTATATGTTCCAGAAGTAGAAGCAGGAGTTACTGAGCCACTAGGAGATAAATTACCTCCACTTGTTATCCAAGTAGGAGTAAAACTACCTTCTTCATAATAATCTAATAAATTAGAAGCTGTTGCTGCAGTGACTCCAAGATAAACTCCTTTAGAAGCTGTACCAAAAACTATATTTCCAGTTCCTAAAGTTAAATCTGTTCCATCAAAAGTTAAGTTGGCTTCACCTTGAATAGCATTAGCACCTGTTACTGTAGTAATTGTATTATTAGTAGAACCCGTTAAAGCTGCTCCTCCTGCATCCACTGCCCATGTAAGTCCACCTGCTGCACCTGATTGGGCGCTGAGAACATAACCATTAGTTGGTGAGTTTGATACATTAAGTTTAGCTTCTGTAACGGCGTTATCTGCAAGCGCTGTTGTTCCAACTGATCCTGCACCTGGGTTTACGGTTTGTACCGCTTTGCCAATATACACACAATACATTGTGTCTGATCCTGTTGTTGCAGTTGAAAGTGTTAAAGTTGTGCCTGCCGCTGTGTATGCTTTACCAGATCCTGGTTCTTGAATTACGTTATTGATAACTAGACGGATGTCTAGTTCATTGGCTACAGCACGGTCTAATGTATACGTTGCAGTTGCACTTGTTGTAAAGTACTGGACATTAAACGCCGCATATGATTCTGCTGGTATGTTACCTACGTAGGGCAATTAATCCTCCTTATGTACTTATATCGTCAACTGCTGAAACCCACACATCTGCGGAAGAAGCTGTATCTGATTTAACTTTTAAAACATCACTGGCTTGCATAACAAATTTTGCACCGCCGGCTAATACCTGTAAAGCACCACCACTAGGGATTGGCGCATTTTTAACTAAGTAAATGTCATTACTTCCATCGTTAATGTAGACATCTGCAAGAATTGTAGATCCTAAAATATTTGATACAGAAATACCAACGATGGTATCATAAGAGTTAGCTGTGACTAAAGTTGCTGGACTTGTTCCTACTGCGTTTGATGTATATCTTCTAAAATTTTGTGCCATATATTATCCTTATATCAGAGGGCCACGGCCATTGCAATGGCAAAGCCAGCCGATGCACCAGCGCTTCCTGATGATGCCGCGGTTAATTGTCCTTGAGCGTTTACTGTTAGACTAGCATTTGTGTATGATGCTGCCGTGACAGCCGTGTTTGCTAAGTTAACTGTAACATCTCCAGATGAACCACCACCTGATAATCCTGTTCCTGCTGTTACAGCAGTTATATCACCTGTTGTAGGTGATTGCCATTCTGGTGCAGTCGCTCCTGCATTCATTGCTAATACTTGGTTGGCGGATCCTTTAGCTAATCTTGCTGGTGTATTTGCTGAGGACGCATACAAAACATCACCTTGAGTAGTTAAAATTTCTTCCATAATTTTACTTGCAGGTTGAGTAACAAATACATCTTTAGTTCCTGCAGCAAAATTAACCTGACTAGTATTACCGTTTGAATTAGTAAAAACAGTTGTTCTTGTTAAATTAGCACTAGATCCATCAAGTGTACCTAATCCTACTTCCCATTCATCGGCTGTTTGATGAGCGATAGTATAGTAAGTAGTATTGCTATTACCAATACCAGTAGCAAAAGTATCAAAACCAGTTGACGTACCTCCAAGTGCTACCGCACCTGTACCAGCAGTCGTAGTGGTTTCTTTTACCCTATCATTAACTTTAAATACCATGAGGTACCTACGCTAATTGTATGATAGCAGTTGCTGCTGCCGGCGCCGGAAATTCTATAGTGAAAGTACCAGCTGTTGCTGTTTTATCTCCACCAAAATTTAATACACACACTGCTTTATCACTTTTACTTGTATTGTAAATTAAACAACCACGCGCTGTGATCGTAGCTGCTGACCACGAAACAGCAGATGTAAAATCACAAATTGCAACTGATCCATCTAATGTTGGTGTAGCACTAACTAGAGGTTTTCCCCCAGTAGTATACCCAGTTCCACTAGTACCTACTTGTCCAGATAAACCTGTAGAGTAAGCAGTTGTAGATGCATCTATTGAAGCACTATTTGTGTACAATGCTAAGTTAAAAGTATCACCACTTGAAGCGGTGAAGTTATGTGTTCCGACAAGAACTTCTTGTTTAAAACTGTTTGCTACAGCTGAAGATCCTATTGCCATTATTGTCCTCCTTGAGTTAATTTTTGTGATCCAAGTCCTGGTTGAAATGAAGGTCTAGGTACTCTAAGTACACCAGCTGAATATTCATCACGTTTTCCACGACCCATTTGTTGCGCAGCAACCTCTTGTAAAGTGGTTTCATACGATTGAGTATAAATTTGCAGCATTTCTGCTGGACCCTTTAAATAATTAAAGGCTTCAATAAGACACCCATGTAGTAATAACTTAGGTATGTTATCTCCAATCCAAGTAGTAGGATTACTAGAAGTAAGTCTATCCGGTAATTTAGACATACTTAACTCTACAGTAAAAGCTGCACTTGGAGTAGGCACTACGTATACAGTATTATCATCCCATTGTGAATAATATTTTGGTGTCCCTGTTTGAGATCTATCAGGCCAATATTCATTCATAAAACTTACATCTTTTCTATCAAGAAAAGTTCTGTCTCCAGAACCAGATGCAGGGTAAATCATAAGACTATTAATTGTAGAAAATAAAGTAGGATTAATACCTGTTGCACCAGGTAAACTTAAAAAGCCATTTCCAATTGTAAAATTTGCATATTGATGTGATGTAAAATTAGGTAAAGCTAAATCTCTTAGTATTTTATTTTCAGTAAATTCAATAAAATCATTAACTATAGTATCAGTTAAGACACCATTATAAGCACCAGCAGAATTTGTTGTATTTGTTTCTGTGTAATCTCTTATTTGATTTACTAATTCAGTATATGTTGTCATGCGCTCACCGTAGTTGGTCCAATAAATACCACATTTCCACCACCTGGTCCAGTTGCAGAAGGTGTTGAAGTAATGGTTATATTAATAAAATCATCACTTACACTTGTTGGAGTAAATCCAGAAGCGGACATTAATTCAGAAGGTGGTACACCAAAACGATCAGTTCCAGTTACACCCATTCCTTGAAATTGTGTAGTAGATCCTTCAGTGCCACTGTTAGCTGCATTCCAAAACATAATTGTATCAGAAGTTGTATAGGTATTACCTGGATTAAAAACAGAAACATTTTTACTTCCAGCTGTAAATCTAAATGGATTTGGTGGAAGTAATTGTGTAGTTACTGGTGCTATACGTGCAGGTCTTGGATCTAATAAAGGAATCGCATCAGGTGTATGAATTTGTGGTTGAATTTGCGGAGCCTTAGGTTCATATTCACTTGTGTGAACTTTTGCACCGTTCCATTCTGTTACCATTTCTGTGTAGGGAAATTGTAATCCACTACGATCAGAAATAAATAAAGCATACTTTCCGTTAGCGTAAGCCATTTATTATATTACCACTTACTATCGTTTGGTCCAACCCAAGTATATTTACCACCTTTTTTGGCAGCGCCCATACCTTGAGCAGTTCCACTAACAGTCCCTTTAGTAATTTTAATCTCTTCTCCACCTAGTTCTCTATTAGTTCCTGTTGGTGCATTTCCTTTCGTGGTTGCAGCTCCAGTATTAGCATGAATTTTTGGATCAGCTATTTGACCTCTACCATAATGTCCTATTTTTTTAGTAGAAGCATCTCTAGTGTTGGCCACTTTACTATAATGTGGGTTACTCATTCGTCCTCCTTTTTACATTCACAATTTCCACAAGTACATTGTCCACCGCAGCAAGAACCGCCGTTACTACAATGACACTCATGATCACAATGTTTACATATTGGCATATTACCTCCTATGGTATGTATGCTTGTGCAGGTTTAACACGGAACGCTACTCGCTCCCTGTCAGAATTTGCCGCTCTTTGAAACTCTTCTTCATAAATAGTTTTTAATCCTCCAGCCAAAGATGGCGCTCTTTTTATAGCTATATAATAAGCTAAAGCCGCTGTTAAGCAAGGAAGAAAAAAGAAAGGAACATCTGCATAATTAGTATAACCACCAGCATCCTGAATTCTTCCTATATAAAAGTATTTCATTATATAATCAGTATTTGGACTAGGGTATACAAATAAAGCCATAGGATGTTCTGGTCTACCATAGTTAGATCCTGATTCAGTGGTAACTTCGCCAGCTACTAAACTATATTGAGTAGGCCTAGCATCACCTGCAGCTTGTTGTTCTTTACGAGAAAGATTCATGTAATCAGTATTAGAAATTTTAGTTATGGTTACATCTGTTGTATTACTATTACTAGATAAATTAGCAGTTGCTCCAGCTGAAGCACCTGTTGTAGTAATAGTAGCATCTAGAATATCTACCACATCTACTGGTATATTATAATAATTAGTTCCAGCAGTCATAGTTTGAGTACCATAAGAAATGGTCCATAAATTTAATCCACGGTTAGCCCATTCTGAAAATATTAAATTTAAAGAACGTCTAGCTGTTTTTAAATCATAACCACTTAAAACTTCAAGTCCACATCTTTCAAATGCTTCTTCAATAATTTCTTCTATAGTAAGATTAAATGTTTTAGTTCCTGAATAAGCCATCTAACCTCCTACGAAATAGGATCGTATTCTTTCATAAACTCAATAACTACAGCAGCGCTATCACCATTGGTTACAGAAGAAAAATTAATATTTACATCCCCTGAATAATTGGTTGCTTTTGTATTTTGTAAAGTTCCAATAGAACCAAAATCCATATCGTCAGATGTATCACATACCCATGCAATTGGATTTGTTCCACTGTTATCCCACTCTATTAAAAGTGGTTTAGTAGGGCTAGAAACACTAGAACTCCACCATATTCTATTTATGTTAATATAAGTACATGCTGTCCCGTCATTTCTTGCTTTAAGATTAGATGCATCAACTTTAAAAGTTTCAGCTGTAGTTGCAGCTATTGTAGCTGTAAACGAATAGATAGCTTTTCTATCTCCGTCAAATAATTTTTTTGTATATTGTGCCATTTAATTCCCCTTGTATAAGGATGGGGACATTACTCCCCACCCACGGTTATATTATTTTACCAAGTATTTCCTGAAGCAAGGTTTTTACCTTGCATAAAGTCAACTTTAATCCATGCTTGACCAGCTGTAGATAATGTTCCAGTTGGAGTATAAGTTAATACTGCTTGTACATCTGAGTTATAAGAAACTCCGTCTGAACCAGTCTCTGATTGAGATACGCTTTTCCAAACTGCATTTTGTGTAGCATCCACAGTTACAGCTCCACCAGTATTACCAGTAGTTGTAACTGCACGCATAACAGCAGTAGCAATGTCTGCTAAATAATCCTGATCATCAGATTTTCCAATTTCCATTGGATCTGCTGTTCCAGCATTAAACGCTTCTGCCACCCACACCTTAATACCAGTAATGGTAGATTGGTAAGGAATAATTCCTAGCGCTCTGCAATAAACATCTCCTGCCACAGCCGCTGTTCCCACGGTAATATTACCAGTGGTAGCACCACTTGTAGCAATTTTAGTTACGCTCTTAAAGTTCGCTGCTGTGCTATTAGTAGTATAAACAGTACCAGCATTTGGACCTGTGATAGTTTCACTTAAAGCTTTGCCATCAACATCTGTTCCAGTGACAGTGAAAGTAATTCCTGAATCATTACCAGAACTTGTAATGCCAATTTTTCTTGCCCACGCTGCGTCAGCAGTTGTTGAAACTGCACTTCCAAGAGCTGGTGCATAAATTGAATTACCATTAACAGTAGCACATAAAGCACCATTTAATGTCAAGTTAGCTGCCGCTGAAGTTGTTTGTGAAGCGCAAATACCATTTGTATCTGCCGCTGCTGGTTCTTGAAAATAACGAGCTAATGAGTTAGTTACCCAGTTAGTGTCTTTTAAATCTTTACCACGATAACCACCTGACGT